GTTGTGAAACTCCCCCAATAGAATAGTTTAGTTAAGTCTAGTTTAGTTTTTGTGTAAGCACTTCCTTCGTAAGCGAACGTTGGGAGTGCTTTTATTTATAGACTTATCAAGTACTTACGAAAATGCGTATTTCCAATATTTCGCAGCAGGTTGCAAAATTTGATTGTCGGACGATTGTCGGACACCGATTTTATTACTACCAAATTGTCGCAACTTTATTAAACAAAAATATGGCAACGCTTAAACTTTGTATCGTACCTGCAAAAGTGCTTATCAACGGAAAGCACAAAGTAAGAATATCACTGGCTCATAATTCCAATACCAGGTATATTCCAACAAACTGTATTATTGACACCCCATCACAATTCAAAGAGGGGCAAGTTATCAATCATCCGGAAGCGGCTTCCATGAACATGAAACTTCGGAATCTGCTTAACCATTATCAGAATGTTATCGACAACATATATGATGTGGATATATATTCATGTTCCGAACTCCGGGAAATCATCATAAAAAAGAAAGACTACACCAATGCCAAGTTTTCCTCTGCAATGGCATCTTATCTATCAGAGCTTGCAGAGGAAAAAAGAAACAAATCTGAGAAGTTGTATCGCTTGGCATGCCAATCATTCATCAAGTCCCAAGGTGATTTGTTACTTTCAATGATTACCCCCCGGAACATCAAGCATTTTGAAATGAGCCTTGAAGACAAGCGGCTCTCTCCTACTACTATCAAAATCTACCTTACATTACTTAAAGTAATCATCAACTATGCCAAAAAGCATAATATGGTCAGATACGAAGTAGAACCGTTTGAATTTTGCAGAATGCCGTCAGCCAATATCCGTGAATTAGACCTTAGTATTGATGAAATAAAAGCAATACGGGACATGGAAATTCCTAAATACAATATCGGAGTAGTACGTGATATTTTCATGTTAAGCTATTATCTGGGTGGTATCAATCTTGTAGATATGCTTGATATCGATTTCCGAAAAGAATGGATAGAATATTACCGGCGAAAAACAAAAAACAAAAAAAGTGGTGAAAGTAAAACTGCATTCTCCGTCCAGCCGGAAGCAAGGGAAATCATAAACAAATATATACAGAAAAATGGAAAACTTGTTTTTGGCAAGTACAAAACATTCGGGCAATGTTATTCTGTTGTATCCCGCAAAATGGAAGAACTCGCCAAAATAGCAGGAATAAGAAAGCATGTAGTTTATTATTCTGCACGTAAATCATTCGTTCAGCATGGATTTGAATTAGGTATATCCTTAGAAATTCTTGAATATTGTATCGGTCAGTCAATGAAAACAAACCGCCCTATATTCAACTATTTTCGAGTAATGCGGAAACATGCGGATGATGCAATGAGGAAAATCTTCGATAGTTTAAAGTGATTGTTTCTGGACAAAAGCTATTGCTTCGGTAATAGCTTCTTCCCTCTCCTTTTCTACATCAGAGTTCAAACGGTCTATTAACTCCATATTTCCCGTTATTGCGGTTTTCACGCAATCGGAATATGTGACTGTTAGTTGATAATGACCGTAGCCAATGAAAGCCTTTGTGAGCTTTGGAGAGGATGATTGAGATTTGCCCATAATGCAACGGTTTAAGGAGCGGAAAAAAAGAACGGTTCCGCTTTCCCGTTGCGTTACATATTCTCAAATAGGAGGATACAGTGAAACCATTAAGCTATCACACGGGGGTCGGAACCGTATATGAATAAGCTACTGGCAAAATTTATCACCAGTAGCTTTACGGTCGGAATATTACTATTCCTCCTATTCAATAAAATATGTAACGCATTGCAAATATGGAAAAAATATGCGAGATAACGAAAATAATTCATGTAATAGTTGTACATAACAAATTTATTATGTACGTTTGTAGTGTCATAAGAAAACAGAGTATTAACCCTTAAAAAACGAGTAATGACAGATGAAGAACTAAAACAAGAAATTGAGAAAGTCAAACAAAAGATTGCCGATTACACAAGAATCGCCCCACTACTGGGAATTACACCAGAAGAAAAGGAAAGGCAAATAAATCTAATGTTAGACGACCTTAGTAAATTGCTAAAGGAAAAGAAGTAAAAACAACCGGATGCCCCTCAGCGGGCATCCTAAAAACATTATCCTATGAGAAGTGTACAAGATATTTTAGCAGAAATGAAACCGCTAATGGGTTCTTTGGATGCAGAAGAACGGAAAAAGTTAAATGCTTTAGAAGAGGAATTAAAAACCCTTCAAATGACTACCGAAGATAAAGCTGCAGCTAAAGTATGGTATGAAGAGGGATTAGGGGAGATTGAAAAAAGTATCACCCATATAGAGCATGAATTAAAAATTAGAGACCAGTTGAAAGAAGTGGCCGATATCCTGCCCCTCTCCTACATTGCTAAAAACTATTTCGGTAAAAGCGCAGCATGGTTATATCAGCGCATAAACGGTAATAAGGTACGTGGAAAGGTATACACCCTGAACCGTGAAGAAGTAGACACATTCAACCGCGCACTAAAAGAAATTGGAAATAAAATCAGCTCGCTGTCTATTACAAGTTAATAGCTGTTTCTTATGACAACTAATCCCCGATATTCGAGCATATCGGGGATTTTCAATTAGAAAAGGAACTGCTTATTCAGCCGCTCCTTCTACAAATTCTTTCAACCGATAAAGTCGAGTGATAGCCGGGTTATAGAACTCATCCGGATAGTGCTGCTTAATATCGTTAATATTCGCCCGGACATACAGAGACGTATCATAGATGTGTTCGGATTCACTCAATACTATCTCTTTCGGTAACTATGCCGTCTCTGTTCAGTGCATAATTGCCTGTACCGAGGCTTCATCAAATTGATATTTGCTTTTTGTGTCATGGCCATTATTCATTTAAGCAACTCACTCAGTGGAATTACATCAGTCTTATATTTGGGTGGCATAAATAGAATTTCATTTATATTCTTAGGTAAATGCCATTTTTCGTTCTCTTTTACAGCTTCAATTAAATCTCCTCTTCTGACAAGATAATCAAACCTACTTTTCGCATCATTATGCTTAAAATAAAAGGATTTATCCCCATTATAATATTTCGGACACCATATATCATATTCATAGCTTAAGATTGGAGTGCCATCATGATAACACCGAACAGAACCTTTATCCTTGATAAAAAAGGGAATTACATTTTTATAGTGTTCCTTAGCAAGAAAAACGTACTGTTTGAGACATGCACTCTTATCAACATATTTAGCTATCAGTTTCACATAATCCACATTATTACCAAGGGCTATTACAAAATTTACTTGATTAAAACTACTGCTAACCAATTTTGTATGTAAAGCATATAGTTTAGTATCAAAATATTGTGTAACGGTGAATTTACATTCTGTAGGCATATATCTTTCTTCCATATTATTCCGCATTTTTAAGAGCTTGTTCCCTTTCAAATAGAAGATGCTCATATTTGTCACACTCATCATTGAAATATTTTTCTGCCAAAGCGAAAGCTCCTCCCCAAGTTATATCACAAAAAGTCTTAGTAATAAAATTATTACTAATCTTAACCCTGTTATGCCAATAAAAAGCAGTACATCCCCATAAATCCGATTTGAACTTGTGAATCTTTGAATTAGCTAAAATAAAAACCAAACACTTTACAACTACACGATTCCCTTTTTCAGCATCTTCTTGCCCATTACGTTTAATAATACACCGAAAAGGAGGGCGTATTATCTCTATTTCACCAATTGGACGTTCGGTTATTACACTTCCTTCTGTATCTTTAACAATTTTCTGAATCATAGTATTAATGATTAAAGCCCAGTACAAAAATACAAAGCCAAGAGAAATTATCAAATAAAAAGTAAATAAAAAAAGCCCCGACAAAACCGGGGCGAATATATCTTTTACTTATCAAGAACCTTTTATGAAATCTATAAAATCACCTAATGACAAGATAAAAATATTATTGTATATCAGAGTGTTTTGATAAATAGATATCTCTCAGATAGATGCTCATTAATTTAACTATAGATTGCATAGAAAGTTTTACAGCTTTATTTGTATTAGAAGCAGGGTCTAATAACTCTATTGTATCAGGAGAATAATATATGAATTGTTTGATATCAGTAAACATTTCATGCCCCATATTTCTAAGAAGAAATCCTAAAGCCTCTTCTTCTACATCATACGCTGTCGTTGGATTTATCTTCTCTAACTCTTCCATTAAAAAATCAATATTATCATCTATCGTTTTTTTAGCTGAAGATTTCACAAACAAGACATTGCCAAGCGGTGTCATTTTTAAAGGACTCGCCTTCTTTGCCAATTTATCAATCATGTCATTATCAAATTTCATTAACCATTTATTTATCTCAACAACCATGTCATTTGTAGATGAAACAATACGTTGTAATTCTTTATAACGTAAGTCGGAATTTCTTATATCATCTTTATGCTTTTCACATGGCAAATCATCAACTGCTTTTCTTGTTGATTCCAGTTTAGTATGATATTTTGATATTATCCACGTAGCTATGACTGCTATCAATATAACAGCTAACCATGGAGCATGGTTCAATAAATAAGTTAAAATTGGATTCATAATCGTGTTTACCCTTTACTTGCAAACTTTACGTATCAAGATGCTGCAAATATAGGATGTTTCATTGAAACAACAACTACAACAATAAACATTTTATATTATAGTATAAATATTTATACTATAATATAAACTATATCAAAGTGTTAAATTGAAAGCATAAAAATAAATCGTCTACCACAGCCACAAATTATAACTCACCCCACCACCTACATAAAAACCGCCCGGATAGCCGTAGCCTGCTTGTAACCCCAATCCCCAACGCTTCTTCTTCGGCTTGGTGGTGACCGGATGATAGATGTCATTCGTCACCGTCTGATAAACCGTCTTCGGATACACAGTCATACTATCCATCCGTGGGTCTACATATCCGCTTACCACCGCACGATACAAGCTATCTTCATACACAACCCGTTTGCGATGAAGCAAGGTATCACCTATCCGTATAGTATCATTCGGTAATATCTGCCAAAAGACAGCTATCGGTGCAGAGATAAGAACCGTATCAAGTTTGACAACCGTCTGTACCTTCGTCTCGGTACGGATTTCCGCCGGCAAAGGCTCATGCGGACGGAACCACGCCGCCACACAAGCGATAGCCAGCAATACGACCAATATCCAGGGCAGTTGTTTCATGGTCGTATCACAACGTTATGTAAGAAATTGCAGAACTCGCTCCGTACATCGAAGCAAGGGCATGCTTTGATGTATTCAGACGGTTCAACCTCTCCACTGCCGTCCAAATCGGGTGAGGTGTCTCGATGACCGAGCAGCTCTATAATCGGATACTCCTTACAGAGTTTGGCAACCAAATTACGCAAAGCATTCTTCTGCGCTTCCGTACGGGTATCAGCCGGCTTACCGTTAGCATCCAACCCGCCGATATAGCAGATACCGATACTGTGTTTGTTGTACGATAAACCGGAGAAACCTTTCGTATTACAGTGCGCCCCGTCGATTGACAACGGGCGCCCACTCTCTACCGTTCCGTCAAGGTTTATCACAAAGTTGTAGCCAATCTGATTAAAGCCGCGTGCACGGTGCATGCGATCAATATCTTTGGCACGTAAATCCTGCCCCGCTTTCGTGGCCGAGCAATGGATAATAATAGCATCAATGGTTTTCATTTCATTTCCTCTTTCATTTTTTCATTATCAAACAGCATCTGCGCCACTATCTTGGCTATATCGTCTTTGTTCTCAATGATGATACTCATAGTCTTCTCCGCCTTTCTAAGCTCGGCTTTCTCCCATGATTTTTCGCGTACTGATTTAAACTCGCAGAAAATGCAGTAGCCAGTCCACAACATTGAGAACACAGGGAAAGGTATCACTATACAGCACAACAGGTCTATGAAGCACAGTTCGATAAACGGCGTAAAATACTTCCTTGCTTTGGTGGCTGTCTTCTTATAACCTGTGGATGTCCTCGCTTCGCCCCGTTGACGGGCTTTCATCACACCTGATACGAGGTCAACAAACATGGCCCCGATAGTAGCCGCAATGCATAAGGCGATGAGCACGATATGCGTCATCATGTGTTCACTGATAAAATTGTAAATTACATCTTTCATTTTTCCTTTTCTCTTATTTATAAAATACTATTTCCGTTCTGCCTGAATGGACATGTTAAATCCTTCTACATTTTATCTTTTTTGTTGTTTATATTACAATTTTATTATCTTTGTGAAGCGTTTTATAAATGTTCAATAAACGATAACCCGACAATAAGCATTATCTGGTAATGATAAACGTTTAGATTGACTCCTTGCATTGTTGTGATAACATAGATAAGGTTTTTTCACGTTGTTTGTTTATAGGGCAGATGTTTCTACTCGTACATATTCATATGCTTATTGTTAATTGAAAGTCTGCCAGTCCCCGCCTTATTCGTGAGAATAGGACGGGTTTTTATATCTTGCCGTAATAGTGAGACCACGCTCCCCACTTTCCGCTCTTTCAGATAGTTCGGATTATCCTGATTAAGTTTGGCTTCCATCTCAAACGCACTTGCACGGTAAGCGTTATTGTTTACCTTGCCTTCAAGTTCCAACTTAAAGCAGGGCGCAGCGCCTACAAAAATAAGCCCGGCGCCGGAAAGGAAAGCGAGAAACTGTATCTCCACAGGAGACACATCCAGCCATGCGGGGAGAAGTAAAAAAGCCGGGACAATCATAGCCGCTTGGAACAGCCATTTGGGGCGACCCCGTTTATCAAGCTGATAATAAGTATCGCTCACACTCCAGGGAATTCCCTGCATGGCACTGATAGCATATATGATATACGCTGCAATCAAAACTAAAGAAATCAACATACAAATCATAATTCCGAATTTTAATTTTATCCAAAATTATAATTCCTTATATTCAAATCGTCCTATTTATATTACATTCCACTGACATAAAATGTCAATATAAATACTACTGATTTTCTACCCTACTCTATCTTTTCATGTTTTTCTTATATTCCCCTTACATATATACTTCAGAAGCCTATATAAAGCCACCCATTTTCTATTTTTTGCCTTGAAAAGTAGTCTTAGTCCCGCAAGAACTTAGAAATATCGGACTGAAGGTATCGTTCATCAATTCGGATGGCAAGGTAGAAACATGGGAGTTCCAGGGCGGGACGTTTACAAATATCGGCAGTTGGGTACAAGGTGGAGTGCAACGAGTTGTATTTTTGGAACAAGAAAATAAGGAAAATGATGTTAGGATAAATACTATTGACGGTGTAAACAAAACCATTGTCATATCTGTCAATAAACAAGGAACCAATGTCGTATTGATGCCTGTATTCAAGGGGCAAAAAGTCAAGATTACCATTGATACTCCGATTGAAAGCCGATTATTAGGCATTGAGCTGTCAAACGAAAAATCCACATCCGGAATAGACAAACAGAGGTTATTTTGGGGAACCTTGGATAAACAGATAATTATTGAATCGGAAGTCAACAATAGCTATTCTTATCTTCTTATTGAATTGTGGACAACTGATATTCTCAATGCTTCATTTGAATATCAGAATACACAGAAATACGCATTGCAAGAGGAGTATATCGTTACGGCCCAAAAGACAGAAGAAAACTACTCCAATATGAGAAATGCAATCTCACAGTATTCTTTTTCAGAGAAAACACAGAATTATCCTGATGATTTTGATGAAAGCACCTTATCCTCTTCCAAAGGTTGGATAGGTGGCGGACATAAATTATCCGGTCTTAACAAGTTGGTATATGGTGCATCTGTTTATGTCGAATTCAGCAGTGAAGATATTCATGAGAACAGCGAAGCAAATGAAGTATGTGTATTTGTGACGGATACAATACCGACACAAGGTGCTTTCCTTAATAGTCTGAATATGGTCTTTGTCCAAACATTCAATGCCTCAAGGAAAGGATTTCATGATGTAAGGTTTAATTCTGCCATAAATACGAACAAGGATATTTTCTTGTTTGCTTATGGTGTACAGAACAATCTGAAATTCTCAAACAAGAGACAATCGGACAAGAATCCTCCTTTTACAAATGATTTCTACTTTGTAAACAAACCTGGCACATTAGAAAATGCAAGCATATCCGTATATGATACGGACTGGATATTACAACCTACAATGGTATTCTACACTGAAGATATTTTATTGCAAAAGGAAGTATTACAGAATTCTTTACAGATAAGTGATTTAAAAGATATATTGGGGACATTTGGAAATACGAATGAAAACATCATAGACAAGCCTTTCAAGTTCGACGGAAACAAGGTAAAGGCGTATCAGGATTCTTTCGGTTCATTTGTTCTACGTAATGAAACTTTCATTACTCCCCTTGGAATCACTCTTGACAGAAATGCAAAGGGCGGAAGAACATTGACCACTCCGGCAGGTACGATAAAAAGCGGTACTCCGGCGAATGAAAACGTGTTGGAATATGCAATGGATGATTTGACCTCAGATGATTACCATGCTATTATAATAGCTCTTGGAACTAACGATTTATCAGGGGTGATAAGAGGTACGATATTGCTTGGCGATTGGGACAGTGAAGATACTTCAACTCTTTATGGTGCATTGAATTATGCAGTGAACAGATGCAAGACTAATGCTCCGTCCGCCAAAGTCATACTGGTGTCCCCGATAAACAGAACAAACGGCTGGAATGGAATAGCTATGCAGATTATAAGAAACGCCATCAGAAACAAAGCTTTGGCCAGCGGCTTTTCGATTCTTGATGGCAGTACATCTCCATTTCCCAATGTAGACAACGACTTGTCTAAGGTTTGCTGGAATGATGGCTTACATCCTACAGTGGGAATTGGCAGCAAGATGTATGATATGTGGGTGTTGGGGAATATTTTATGAATTTACGAAACTTGGACGGTTCTTGCTACCGCCCAAGTTGATTTATACTTTTAGGTATTTATATATGCACCGAAATGCAGGTATTAATCCTATCCACTAAAGCTCTGTGACTATACCGGTTGTAAATATAAGTATATTATACCTACAATAGCAATCACAGCAAGAACGAACTCTAAGGTATCAAGCATAAATCGCCCTACCTCTTTGATAGCGTTAGGTTGAGCATTATCACGCCCAGCCTAACATTTATTTTTATTCTTTTTCATAATGAAATTTTTATTATAAATATTATCTGATTGCCGCTTGCGCTTTATGTCAGCCGGCGTTTTACTGACAACGTTCGTAAGACAAAAGTATCCAAAGGTAATGATTTTATAGAATTGACAAGATGTTTTGAGGGATATTTTACCGCTGTGCTTAATTTTAATCATCCCGGGCTGTGAAGTACCGGGATGAATTTGTGTTAACCTTATTGGAAAGTAGGATCAACCCCATTATCCAACACTTCAATACTGACTTCAAGACCGCTTGTGTTTTCTGCGACTGAAATTGTATTAGCCCACTTTCTCGGCACATCACTTTCCACAATCAAATGGTCTCCCATATTAATCATCGTATGACAAGCCAAATGTATGGATGCAAGTGCGGTACATATATCCTGTACAGACATATCGTCAGTAGTGGCCACACTCCACGGCTTATTAGTGTATGAAGTACCTTCTACCTCATTGTCTATATTTTCGCTTCTGAATAATGTAGTGGTATACTCTTTCAGAGTAATAACTCCATTGGTAGGAGCGCCTGTAAAAGAGATTTTTATTTTTTCTCTGGTGCCATAATTAGTACACACCTTAACCCCTTCACCGAAATAAGCACTCCCGACAAACGGGAATACAGGCTTAATCATAGATATATTATTTCTCCAGGTTTTAAGCAGAGAAGTATATTGCGTATTAGTATCAACGACAACAAGCAGCCCTTTGTCTGCATAATCTTTGATGGCATTTAAAATCCTCTCTCTGTCTGTCGTAGTAGCGGTATCATGGGCATACAGAGCAAGATGCTTTTTATACTTGACCGCTTCATCAAGTAAAGACAATGAATAATCTACCAACTCTGCATTATCCATTCCGTGCCTTGGGATATACCATCTATTAGTGCCGGCAGTGATAAACCTGGCTTCACCGTTGAAATACTTCTGGCCGGTTGTTCCGATGGAATAATTATAATACTTGGATAATATTACAGCACTATGGGCATCCATATAATTCTCAGGAGGACACCACCCCTCGGTTTTCAGCCCTTGAGAAATAAAGTATTCTTTGGCCGATTTGATTGTATCTTCAAACTCAGCATCACTGAAGTTATTACTTCCTTTATGCGGGTTCCACCCGTGCGCTATAAAACCATTCCCGGCTTGTATTAACGACTTGAATTTCTCCTTGTCCTGGATAGACCTGTTTTTATATATAAAGGCATTAAGACAACAGGTAATTGGAATACCCATTGGGTTCGCCACGTCACACCAGGAAAAAAAGGCATCAATGTAATCCAGCATTATACTGACTGATGCTGTTTCTTGTAATGTCGGTATGTGCGTGTCTAATTTGTTTAACAACTTTATCTCTTTATTGGTCTCTTCTATTTTTTCATCAATAGTTGGAAAAGTGTATGATATAGATACAGTTGCATCCAAATCATATCCCTTATAAATTATATAAGGATAGTCAGATGGTGACGGCGCAACAATCTGTTTGCTGCCTGATTCAACCTTATTACTTCTGTATATCTCTTGTACTCCATCCGTATTATTATCACTTGACTTGCTGAAATAAACCTCAGTCCAAGCTGCTTTAGTATTAGCATAGTCAACATTCAAGGTACTGTTGTCAGGAAATGTATTCTCTAATGACTGAAATTGCATCTTAAATGGATATATATCAACATTTATCTCTTTGCCGCCAATACTATCCTGTATGTCAGAGATAATTTGGCTCTGCTCTTCTATTTTCTGATTAACATTTTCAGAAACCTTATTGATGTCGTCAAATATGTTTTTATTCTCACCGGCAGATATTGTCGTTTTAATGCTGCTGTCATCTACTGCCTTAAAAAGTATATATGGATATTCTGACCTATTAGGAGTTTTACCTGTTCTACTAATAGTTTCATGATTCATCCCTTTAACGACCAAATCAGGATGGAAGTATTGTTGGCCTTGATATGGAGATACAGACGAGAACGCCAAGAATATAGTTTGCTTATTCGGGTTATCAATGTGAATGGTACAATCTTTCCCTTCGGGGAAAATATTCTCAAGGGATTGCCAAACTGCCGATGGAGAAAGTTCTAATGTTATCTCTTTGTCGTAAGTTCCATCTATATCAATCTTATCGGCGTTTAAGTTGAATATATCATTATCAATTCGTTCAATCATTGCCTGATTGGGTATTTGCTTCCAATTGCTATCCTTAGTAAACGTCCCGCCCTGGAACTCCCATGTTTCTACTTTTCCATCTGAATTGATGAATGACACCTTCAGCCCGATATTTCTAAGTTCTTGCGGGACTTGGGCGATGGCGCTTTCCAGACTGTACTTGTTGCTTCCGTCGATTCCCGAAGTAGGATGCTGGACGGAAACATTATATTCAGTTGTCCGGCTATTGACAAGTTCCTTCCTGGCATAATCGGCAAGCTGTACGGATGGAGTGGATGGAATCTTACCCGTATTGGACCAGATTCCCGTCGCCTTACATTCATAGACTGTTCCCGGATATGTCTCACCCACCCATGCCGTGTCACCGGGAGAAGGAGACGAAAAGGAAGCCCTCAATGTCTTTTCACTAGTGAAATACCCCTTGAATTTGACATTAGTAGCTTTCAGTTTCTCAAGTTCTGCCGTTACAGCGGCAAAGTTTGCATTCAAATCGGCGGCCATTTCACCCCAATTTCCCTTACTTTTTATAGCATTCAATTCCATAACTCTTATACATTTGAATATTTTCTTGTTCTTACTCCATCTTTTAAAAATTCCAACCCGGAAGGGTTTAGTAGGACTGAATAAGTCCCATCTCGAAAAACCTGATCCATCAGAATACTGCTGGGATTGATATAAATAGAATGTACATCTGAACTCACGCCATTGGAAGTAACGACATTCTTAAGCCTTATCCGGGGAAGGCTTAAAATTGTACCATTATACTCAGAGTCCATAAAGTCAATCCGTCCCACCTCCTGCTCCGCATCATTATACATAATAATCCGGTTTTCTTCAGCGGAAACTTCAATACGTTTACCACCGGAAGCAGTAGTTATCTTCCCCTCAATTACCGGTTTGCCATCAATGCCCCAACGTATTTTTCCACCAGCAAAGCTCACGCTACCGTCCTCGTTCATCTTATTGAAACCGTCAGCTTGCTCAATGGCCCCATGAAAATATCCTCCGAGAGCATATACATATCCACGTAGGATAACATCATTTAGAATCGCACGACCACCATGTGTACGGACAGCTTTCGCCATATTCTCCAATTCTGCTACAGTCGGCTGATACCGGGGATTATTCTTGTACATCATCACTGTACGAATGGCTTGTTCAAATGTACCCCCCGCCCAGTCAGCGACATCGTCGTCATCATTGTAAATACCGGAAATACCCGCAGTCACCTTCTGCATCTTGCCATCTTTGTAGTTACCTAACTGTACCATATTGGCAAGAATAAGCCCGCCAATGATATCCACGCTACCGTTCTTTATTGCATTAGTAATATACCGAATGCCTTGAAACTTCTCCATCGTCTTGTCATTGTCAAGAGGTGACGGTTTCCAGTCCGTAGCAATTGTCCCGCGTTCTAACTGGACGTCACAAACGGTTGCGCTACCGGATAGCATGAATATACCTGCACCACTGAAGGTGAGTTTATGAGTATATCTCTGATACTCGGACGTGAGAGGCCGGGCAACGTTGTAATCACCGCAACTGACAGCCAGTGACGTACCTTTTGCCTTATAGCTGATAACATATACCTCCTGATTCATGAGTGATACCGATTGCGACAGGCTGCCGACAATCACAGACTTTCCGGATACGGAACCGGAATCGTCCTGTACGGTAGCCATGCCGGACCAATACTTGAGGGACTTGCTGTACAGCTCCGCATCAGCAGACAACCGTGTTTCGGCAGACAGTTCTTCGGATTCATAGTTCCCGGTAAAGCCACTGTTACGTAACAGGTTCACCGAACTGACAGCCGTACCGTCTATCGCATCCTGTGCTTTCTGGGCAAGGTCAGCAGCGGCTTGTATCTCATCCGGCAGACCTTCCATATTCTTCCAACCAGTACTACCTTTCTCTATGTGCAAACGACCGCTTAACAGATTATCCCCTGGTTTCAGTTGAGTTTCAGGAGCAGGCAAGTGGAACGAATTAATTCCGACAAACTGACGATAATAGGGAGCACCCTCACCTGCTCCTGCATCAATTACCGCCACTTGACGGCTTGGATCATCCGTACCTTGATAACCGAGTAAGACAATATCATCCGCAGGCTTAGGTATATCACTTCCGACAGCACAGACTGTCTTTGAAAGGTCTATATAGTTACTACCAACAGATACAACTAACCGCCAAAAAAAATGATTACCAATTTTCCCATCCGCCTGCCTAACTAGATTAAACGTATTCACATAGGCCTGGTCATTCACGCGGAAATCATTTGACACTTCGTTTCCATTATCATCAGTGGTATTCATATAACAGCGGTATACATCGGTCAATTCTTCAACCTGTACGCATTTCATAGCTGCTGCAGATTTTACCTGTGCACCACCTATATGATAGGTTTTCTGTATCTCAATCGCCTTAGCCGTAAACTTCATACGTACATCCAGATAATCTGTTTCGATATGCCAATTACCAAACTCATCCTTGTATATACCGACACCAGTACTGCCTTGGGCAAAATTACCACATTCTAAACCGGCTAGAAACTTTATCAAATAATTTGTAGAATCTGGATACTCTTTACTTAAGGCCCGCTCTGTTATTTCCAATAAGGTACGTAAAGAAGATAACACATTCTTATCTGTCAGGGGACGTTCATCATATTTTTCTAGAACTGTAACGCTACCATTTCCACCACCGCCATTTATAGTGGCCTGCATAGAACTTATCTGCCCCTCTATCTTATCTGCCCATTTCTCTGTCAGATAGTTTGATACGACGCACGAAAGTTTTCCGGTCTTCAGATTCTTTTCTGTAGAAACAATACGAATGATTCTACTGATATTACGAGACGGCATGCTTATAGTTATCAAATCCCCACACTCTAAGCCACCTTTTTCCCTCATATAACGATAATCCACATCAAGAGTAAACTTTACCCTTTTTTGCGAATTAAAAGCAAGCCAATCCGTAGCTTTCTCACGCAACTTTGATATTGCCGCTTGCTTATATGACTCTCCGAGACGAATACCGGTAAAATTAAATGTCTCACCACCTCTCAAATATTTGGTTGCTGATGGGATAAGGGGTCTGCTTTGAGTTTCTGGGTTAATAGAAGCTAACTCATCTTCCTGGTAGATTAGAGTTATTTTCTTATTAGAATTATCCCACTTAAATTCAAAAGATTTTCCCATTAAATCCCCTGTGAGAAAATTAATACGCGCATCATCACCAATAGCCAGTTCTTCGATATTAAAATCAATATCACGGCATATAAACTCACGATAATTTTCCCCCGTAGGACTATTGACAATACCTGTAAAAGATGGATGAATATCGTCAAAAACAATCTTTTTCTCAACGACTCTATTGGTTTCCGAAAAGTTTTCCAAATACTTTTCAGGTAACATTAGACGCCCTTCTTCATCACCTTCTCCGGGAGTCATATTCTTTGTTCCACCAACAGGATACACACGAGTAGTAACATCACCACTATCAACATTACTTTGCTCTACCTCATACAGTCCACCACCTTGGCCTTGTGTAAAGGTTAGATTTCTTTCATTTTCAATACGTGATACATAATTAATCGTATGGTCATGCACATAATACTCATAGTCATACGCAGAAGCTAACTCTGATAATAAGCTACGGCAATTTATCCCGTCAAATGACAATGTCATATATTCCGTATCAGGAATATTGCCAAGTTCCCAACCCGTATCTACCCCTAAAGGATTGTCATTTGTCTTATTAACATTCCATATCAACAATTCCAACCAATCCCTCAATTTTCCCGTAAGAGTAACACGTACACTTTTTGTTATCCTATTGGTCAGAATCTTATCTATCAAAGTATATTCCGGTGCTTCAAATAGGTATGTGGTAGTATGATTTACAGAACTTTTATCAGCGAATTCAGGCGCACGATTTATTTTATATTTTATTCCGTCAACCCTTATAAAATCCCCCTCTTGAATATCAGGAATGGTATCAGTAACCACAGTTACTGATACTTCATTCTTATTCATTATGCCATTAGCCAGTATAGCATCATCAGACGCAATACCGGCTACCTTAGTGTCAATTCCAGAAACTACACGATATACCTCTAAGATATTAATCATTGCTGCATTACTCTACATTTTAAATCAAACTCCAATACATGCGCTGTTCGGGCTGTAACAGTGATTCCATCTTTAAAATATATCTTCATATTTTCATTATCTCTTAGACATAAGCTTCTAAGGCCTGGACTGATACAAAGTGCGGAAAATTGTCCCATCTTCAAATACAAGTCTTTCAAATCGGTACCTAACATTGCGCATTTCAATGTCAATGTTCCTAACTCGCGAAACTTATTCTGCATATATGGTAAAGTTGTTGCAACTTCAATGCGTTTGCCTATGGATTCGACACCAGACCTGAAAGATACGCTAATACCAAAGTCTACATATAAAGAATAGTTATCCATGGTATAGCTATTCCCACCGGAAGGCTGCATCTTAATCTCTGCCGGGATATAATCCTGCTGCCAAAACTTTACCTGCACAATAGCCATATTCAACGATAGGTATTCTTCTACGGTTATTTCATCCTTACAGATAATATCAAAATCGCCGAATACGGTTGAAAGGTGCCGGCACGCAATACAAGCATCTACCAATTTCTTTAATTGAGATTTAAGGTTCGAAGAGCGAATGACCAAAGACAAAGTTAGAGTACGCCCATCCAACTCTATATCTTCTGCATCAACAAAAGGTTCTATGGTTGTTCCCCAATCATATTCCGTTGTTCCTTTACGTTTTGGCAGGTCAAATATGCCGGTTATGGCAGTACTTCCCTTTGTATTCTCATAAGGATAGGCACCAAAAGAAGAAATATCCACATTATCCAGCTTATAACTCATAGGTTTCTCCTTTCCTAACTATCAAATCAGCTCCCGTACAAGTAGCATTGCCATATAAATAAACCGTAACGTGAGCACCAGACTTATCTGTAATGGTAATACGGGTATTATCCAAAGCATCGATTACCAGACGTGCCCCATTTGCAGCCTTTATGTGTAGCAGTGAAGCATCCGCAGCCCATATACGGCACATTATCCTTTCCGTAATTTCTATTTCCGCCTGGCATTCGCCCAAAAAGACCATTTCTTTTTGATTTTTGAGCAATACACGTTCGTTTGCATAAATACCATACGCAGATATGATATCTCCAAAATTTGCAACCGCAAATGCAGCAGACGGGATATGTCTGGACAGACAAAATTTGATATTATCCCGAAAACACATAAGCATTTCTTTTCTATCTACCGCCGCATACAGTTCCTGCAACCCTTCATCGCAGGCATCAGCCTTAGATGCCATTGCCGCTATTATTTTTTTCAATTCCATATTACCCCCTTCCGTTATATCCTTTAGTGTTCTTCTTTATATCCTCCAACTTATTTTCCAACGACTTAATTCCCTCCGTTAGCTTGTCGATAAGAGTACCCGTATTGGTTGCCGTAGCCTTGGTATTGCTATTTATCTCAATGATTTGTGCATAGATATTGGCTATATTAGCAAGATGGGCTCTGCACTCTATAAAATGTTCATTGCTTAACGTTAACAAAGAGCGTATATCAAGTGCCGTCATATTCCAGAGTCCGACCAATTCGCTGGCAGTACCTTCAGTCATTTCAGCTTTCAATTCTCCGGTAACTCCATTCTCTATTTCATCTTCAACATCATCGTTTATAAGCCCAAGACGTTCAAGTATAGCCTTATATCTTCCAAGGCTATTCATTATTTCATCCTTCCCCTTCTGCCCTGCCGCAACAATTTGGTCCATCTCCCAATTGGTAATTTCAACTCCTCCAGCCTTTAACGGATCAACAGCATCTGCCATAGCTTGAAACATGTCTTCCATTTCATTTTGAATTACAAGAACATCAAATTGCTTAGCTATAACATTCTTCATCAAATCATTTATCTTTTCCTGTATAGCCTCTTTACCATTATCCAATCCATTACACAACCCATCAATAATACTCGAAGCCATATCATTGGAAAACGAATACAAATCCGTTGTTGATAACTCATCTACAATACCTTGCTTTAGCTCTTCTATCTTATCCCTGTAATCCTCTATTTGGCTTTCCCAATCAGCAATCTTCCCATCGTCACGTTTTTTGGAGCTTTTGATTTGTTCTGCAGCTATCATACCCTCAGTTTCAATTATCTTTTGTTTCAAGTTATCAACTTGATCTATCTGCTTGCTATATTTCTCACTGCCGATAGCTTTGGCTGTTTCACGTTCCAACTGCCTATATTGCTTTTCCAAGTTTTTCACATTCTCTTGATGCTGTTTAATTTCTTGATTGGCTTTACGGCTACGTCTATCAAATACATCAAACGCAGAGGTGATAAGTCCTACGGCACCTGAAATCATAGCAGCCGGATTCATGGAAGCTATGCCACCGGCCAGTTCTCCCGCAGACCCAACCATATTAGATATACTTCCAAGTAACTTTTGGGTTTCTTCATCCCCTGCCAATCCCATATCCTTTAAACCACCTATAACAGAATCAAAACATTCGTTCACCATTCCAAGTACTTCGGAAGTATCGCCAAAGATTTCTTTTAAAGAAGCTTTCTTTTTGGCCTTATCTGTTTCCTTCTGATATTCTTTGATATGATTTATAAGACTACGGAAAGGATTCCGGGATTTTATCTCATTTTCCGCATCCTTCAGTTTCTCCAATACCTTATCCAGATTAATGGAGTCAAGGTTTAAATCCTTGGCTTTCGATTTGAGTATTGCTATCAGATTTTCAAATTCCGATATTGTAAGCTGATCCAAATCACCAAACAATTTCACCCATTCATCCGATTGCATCAGCATTTGTGCATTCAGCTCATTCAAGGCTTTTTCTTTACCCTGAATCAGTTTCTCGACTAATTCTTCATTACCGGAAGCTTGGGCAATCTTCTCATCCCATTCTCTGGTTAGGGTATATTCTTGACTCTTATAGTCATCAAGTTGGGCTATGAGAGCATCGTACTGTTCCTTCTTATCCTTATTCTCCTCAAATGTCTGCGCATTGTTTATTTTATCCGCAATATCTGCATATTTGGATATAGCATTAACGGTAGCATTCCAAGCTTCTTCCCCCTGCATTGTCTGCTGGATATTTCGGAGTTCACCTTGCAAGGCTTCATCTTGTTGTCTGCGCATTTCATCATAACGGTCTTTAATGGCTTGCGTACGCTTTTCCTCCTCTGTTAAAAAGACAGAGGATAATTCTTTTTGAAACTGCATTTCCTGACGGTCATACTCCTTATTGGTAGTTGTGACCTTAGAACTTGCTTCCTCGTTTACGGTATCTCTCCGTTGCTGAAAGTTCTCCGCTACTGATATGGGCATAGACTTTCCCACAGACTTGTATTTCTTTCTAAGTTCTGCTTCTTCATTATCCAAAGCTTTTAAACGGGCTTTCTTGTCTGTCTCTATCTCGGCCAATGCTTTCAGCCTTCCGTCTGCCATAATTCCCAAACGCTCTTGCTGCAGTTTAAGCTCCAAATCTACAACCGTACTCTCTATCTCTTCAAGAGCCTGTTTACGTTTTTCGGCTTCTTTTTTCTCTGCATCAGTCAAAGACTTCTTTCCGGAAACTGATACCGTACTTCCCTGCTTTTTTTCGTTTACACCGGCTATTTTATTCTGTATTTGTTTTGCCTGTTCCTCCAAGGCATTCAACTCTGAATAATCAAAGAATGTCGGCCCGTTTCCCCAATCGGTAAAAGAGAAATTTTCTTTCGCTTCGGTTGCTTCGGTAATCCTATCTTTAATAACCTCTATTTGCTCTTGTACATTTTTGAGTTCACTCTCGTAAACAGATAGTTTCACGTCATCCGGCCAACTATCCTCCAATAACTTTTGTTTAGCTGTCTGAATCTTATAGTAGGCGCGTTCCAATTCACTGAGTTGTTGTTCCTCGTTCCGAATTGCACGTGAGTTATCTATAGTTACAGGCATACCCGAAGAAGATGTACCAATAACCTTACCATGTTCTGCTTTTAAAGTTTCCAGTCGTTCTTTACTTGCTAAAATCAGCCCTTGCATACGTTTCTCATTGTTTTCTTCAAGAGCCGTATTAGATGCTTTTACAAGGTCATTTTGATTTTTTAGAGCCAAATTTTCAAGAGTTAATCCGTTATAAACTTCCGGAAGTATATTCTTCAGCTGTTCTAAAGCCGTTTGTCGTTTTATATCCGATTCATTTGCATTATACAGCGTATTAATAAGGTTATCCGTTGACTCTTTGAGTTTATCCTGTTCTTCCCTGAATTCCTGCAATTTCGTCTTGGCCTTTTCCGTATTGTTTCCAAAAATCAACCAGGCAGAAGCCGCTAATGATATGACCGTTAAAATTGCTCCAATAGGATTAGCAGCAATAGCAGCTCCTAATGTACGGGCTGCAATAGCGGCCTTTAATTTAGCCGCAGCTAAGAAACCATGAGCCCGAGTATTTAGATTAGTCGCAGCGGTATTTCCTGCTGTGGTAGCATTATTTATGATTGTAGCTGCTGTTTCAGCTTGGGTTCTTGCGGCTCCTAAGTGTTTCTCCTGATTATTTATCTTCCGGCTAATGGTATTTACCTCATTTACGGCAGCTTCTTCACGCTTGGCAGCTATGGCAACCTTTGTCTGTGCAACTTCCATTGCCGCGATATCATTTGCATTTAAAGCAGCATCAAGTTCTTTTTTGGCAACCACCGTCGCTTCTTGTGCTGCAGTAACACGTTCCTTTGCGACAGAAAGACGTTCCTTATTCTTAGCCAAAGACTTCGATAAGGACTCTACCTCCATATCAGCATGTTTTTTGGTATCAGTTGCTACCTTCGAAAGAGCATTGGCATATTCCGTAGTTCCTTTCTTTAGATTTTGCTTTTCAACGATAGCCAACTGTTCCGCAGTGAGAGAGTTTTCCAATGATGCTGTATAGGCTTCTTGCGTCAGACGTTCTTTCTCTTTCTGTATAATGCCGTCACCTATTGCCTTATGGTAAACAGCCATTACTTGCGTAAAAGCTTTCTTGGCCGCCATAGCTACATTATCGGTTTTGGTCGCATCCAATGTAGCAACCTTATAAGTAGTCCATGCAGCAGCAACCAGTTTTACCAAAGTTTCCATTGTTTCCAAACTGCTTTCTATCTGCCCATTTTCAAATGCCTTGTTCATAGCACTTGCAACATCCGAAACTTGTTTCAATAGACTGTCACCAAGTGGAGCAAGGAAAGCATTCATGTTATTCTGAAACAGCTGTAATTGATTTTCTCCGGCTTCTTTCATCTTTTCATAAGCAGCTTCGGAAGCACTGGTAGAGTTTCCCATTTCTGCCAGATGCTCGGATGCTTCCCTCGCATTCTGTCCGGTTAACCCCAATAAACCATTTACAGCCTCTATTTCAGGAATAAACTCACGCAATTTGGACTCACTTCCTCCAGCCTGCTGTCTTACCATTTCCAGAGCCTCTTGGAATGTGCGGCCATTATATGCGCCATCACCAAGGTATTTGGAAACACCGACAATAGCGGCACGTATCTGTGTCATAGCTTGCGCTGTCGGTGTACCTTGCTTGGTCAATGTGGCAACAGCGGCTAATACCTGGTCCATTTCCACACCGTAAGCAGCGGCAATCGGAGCGGCTTGCGCAATACTTTGCCCAAGCTCACCGAATGTAGTCTTACCTAGACGAACCGTAGTGAAAAGCATATCGGAGATATTCTCGGCATCGTCGGCAGACTTCTTATAGGCATTTATTAACGTGGTAATCGCATCCGCAGCAGTCGCAGTATCGGTAATACCACCGATAGCACCCTTCGCCGATGCTTCCAATATTTTCATACCGGCTTCTCCATCATGGCCGGCAGATACAATTTGATAAAGTGCTTTCGCCGCATTATTGGCATCTATAGGAATGCGTTTTGTCAAGTCAAGAATACGGTTCATATACCCCGCCATATTATTCGTTACTGTATCTGATATAGTGGCCACTTCCATCATATTCCGTTGGAATTCCTTTTGGAAATCATAGGAACCTTTAGCAGCACGGGCAAAAGCGACACTGGCGCTTAATCCCAATCCTCCAAATACATCAAAGGAAGTCACCTCACCAGCCATAGCCTTTATTATGCCCATTGCTTCCCGGCGACCTCTGTATAGTCCGGTATTATCTATGCCAGAAGCAAAATATAATGCACCATCTTTATTTTGAATACCCATTTTATTCTTAAAATATAAAAATGCCCTGTATCTTCACAGACACAAGGCATTCAACTCTAACTACAAGACATGAAATACAAAAAAATGAAAAAGACTTATATCACAACACTATTAATATATAAACCATACACACTATTTCTTGCCTGCTCTATCACCAATATCATGGTATTGTTTCATACGAATGGTCTTATTCGGGTCTTCAAAGCTTGGCAGTTCAACCCATTCATAATCCACACCCTCTATTTCTCCATCTTCATCAGGAGTACGGTTCCTTTCCTTCATAACAGAAGCATATTCCTGCATCATTATTTCAATCAAGGAGTAGCTGCTATCCAGTGCTTCTTTATAGGTCAGTCCTAAAGCATCATGCACAATAACTAAGAATCTTGCCTGGCTATATCCTGCCAGCTTTGCAGGTTCCTCCGAGCGGCTATTATCTCCGTCTCTCCCAATGGGCTCACGTTCCGAAGCATCGTGATAGATGTGCAAAAAGGAAAATATCCTATCCTAAAAAGAATAGCATTCAGTAATATACGAATATCTTCCCAAGTAGAGTTATCCATGAGTACTTGACGAAACCAATCCGGCGGTGAAGTAGGCTTATTATGGATACCCAAACAGACAATATCAATGAGTAGTTCCCCGTATTTATTCATCAAGGCAGGAAATTCACAGGTAATTTCATCCGCCTTGACAATCATCTTATCTAAATCTTCCTGATCTATTTCGAGAAGCAGGGGACGAAGTCGGAACCATGTTCTAACCGTTATGGGACGAATAACAATACTATTCCCTACATCTTTGCCTGCCGGAATAGCATCCTTGTTATCGAAATCAAATGGTATAGTTACCGGCTGTTCTGTTATTGAAGCAGACTCCAGCCTTAATAAATTTTTTATGCTCATAATAAATCCAAGGGCCTATCCCGTTGTACTTCCGGGAAGATTCTATAATATTCGCGACTATTACAGAACTTTTCAGCCCATCCTACAATAGTTTGCTTCTATAGGCGGACTCGAACCGCCGACCTCATTATAAAATGCGCTCTACCAACTGAGCTATATAGAATACCGTTTAGCTATTTGGAGGCAGCCTTAGCAGCAGCTTTAGCAACCTTTGCTACTGATGCTACATCAACAATTTCACGCATAAAGGCAAACTTATTTTCTCCAGCCTCTGTTATAGCCGCCTGCAAGTAAACACGAACCAGAAGCAATTCAGCCTGTTCCGCCCCAGGCGCTTGTGAGATTTTGGATGCGATTTTACCATTAACAACGGTATAGACCACTTTTTTGCCTTTCTTGGGCAATGTCTCACACTGGAACGTCTTGTTAATTGATGGAATATCAATCGGCTTCTTCCAAATATCCTTCGGTTCAGCTTCCGTTCCTTTATCCACCTCACCACCGGCAAGCAATAACAGCGTATCATTGTCCGGAGTGGGAATAGAAAACTCGATATAATCCGTGGTGTCCTTGACGAACTCCACATACAAAGGTTCCGTACTACCTTCAATATCTATCTTTACCTCCTTGGGGTCAGCAAAGTTGAAGGCTACGCTACTCTTCGTCGGCAAAGGGAGCTGGGTAAAATCCGTTCCCGGCACTCCGTCACCGACATCTGCAATTCTGATTGCGCCTACGCCCATAGCGATAGGTCTTACCGATTTTTGTTCTGGCATAATTAATTATCTACAATTACATTTAATCGAATATTCGTACACATTAATCCCTCTTTTAAGTCCGGCATCGGAGCGCTCCAAAGGACTTCTATCTCTCTGCAATTACCGTCATTACTATTAATAGTATTGAAAGCTTTACGTACCGCACGTTTCAAGTCTTTCATGCGCTGACGTTGATACATTCCATTATGTTTTAAAGGAACGAAGATGTTTACATTTACAGGAAGTTTATTAATAAAGTCAAGCTCATTTAGCGATAAATGATTAACCACAATATGTTCATCATTGATTCCTGCTTCAGACTTATCCTTATATATTCTTACTCCAGTATTAGCAGCTTCCACTGCATCATACACAAAATCCACTACATCAAATTCATCCATAGCCTAAATTTTATTGAACACACTAATCAATGCTTTACGCAAATACTCCTGGCACTGAATATCTCCCGTAGTAACTACATCCTTTCCTTGTGCTTCAACACTTGCCGCATATTCCATACCTGCAACACCAATCAGGACATAACTATTTTGGTATGCAAGGGATATGTTCTCTGCCAACTGCCTTGCTTTGGAAAGACCTGTATTCCCATCGCTTCCTTTGTCGCTTTTCTCGAAATTCTCCGAAACGATATCACCATCCATTGCTATAATATAGCCAATGGAAGAGCGTAGATTACCCGTGCGGTCTTTATAATCTCCCGACTTACGGGCTATCTCTACAAACTTTTCTCCCGCAGCAGCAAACAGCTTTTGAAAGCGTTCCTCTGCCCGGTCTTGAAAATGGTCAAACCATTGGGATATATCCGAATCCGAGAATAAAGGTGTTAATCCTGGTTTCATACGCAAATAACTGAATGTGATTGATACGGCTCCCAACAAATAATATCCACGTCAATGCCAAGAGACGGAACTTGTAGGCGTTGATATTTTACATCAATATCCGGACGAACCTTGGTATAGAAATAACCGTGTACCTGCTTTTCATCGCCAAGACTGTTTTTCTTCACAACAATACGACCGTCACTGACTGCATCATATCTTCCTTTCACGGATATAGTAACGATTTCCCCGTCCACCCATTCACCCTTAACGAGCTTTCCACCCGTTTCATAGGTTACGATAGCTGTATGTGGGTATCTTGTTACCATGCGTTTCTTGCCCTTCCTCTAATAATGATTTTCTTTCCTATCTTGGCGGCCTTTTCAGGTTCCCCGTTCTCAATATATAACTGCTTTGCAGTCTGTATATAGTAAGAGCGGGGATAAGAGATAGATAACTTATTTTCCGTGAAATCCGGAGAATTTACCAGCATGGCATACGTATCAGCGACACATAGGCCAACTTGCTTTATATTATCAGTAGTACATTGTTCTTCAGGGTTAATACCACGCTTTACAAATACCACCTTTTCCAAGAAGCCTTCCATATCTCCAATAGAGGGATATTCCAGTATCGTTTCTCTGATTGTTGCCATAGCTGTATTATTCTTCGTCACCCGGTTCTAAGTTTTCATCCTCTACTTCCTGACCCAAAAACTTGGCAGGAATATTATCGGTTCCTTCCGTCGATTCATCAGCCGGCCATTCCTTACCATCAGCCTGCAAGATATACATCGCTTCCGGGTCATTGATAACAGGGATTGCGTTAGCCTCTGCTTTGGTCCATTCCTTGAACGGTTCTTCCGTAGAAAACTTGGTAATCAAGATAAAATCTTTCTTTACCATAATCGCTTTCTTTCGCAAGGCTTCCGAACTTTCTGCCATAATAGGACCATGCTGGATATTACCAACGTTCAAATCCTCAAGGAAGCAGATGCGGTGTTTCTTCCATGGACAAACCGTAGTACGTTTATGGTTGGCATCCTCGATACGTACAGCCGGATTGATAGTGATAATTTGCGCCGGGTATTCCTGCTCTGCCAAATACTCATTGATAACTTTCTTCGTGATGACGAGCTTCGCTGTCTGATTAATCCAACCCTTAATCTTGTCAAGCGTTGATTTCTGTTTCTTCAGCAAAGTAAAGTCAGATGTCAGCATGATAATATAACGCAGGCTTACTCCATTGGCATTGGCAGCAGAAAGAACGTTCTCAATATCCTGCAAGCCATCGGCCTTGGCTGCATCTGCCCAATCTGCAGAGGATTTCTTTCTATTACCTTTCGGCATTCCGCAACCTACAAACTCGGTTGTTACAATACCGTTATTGTTCTTGGCAGACAGATTGAAACCTGCGCGGCTCATATATTGCATGCCCCACCATTCCATACGGCCACGGACCGCATTATATACAAAGTCCTGGTCTTTGAAAGAGAGATTCAGCAGTTCCAACTGGTCCGCATCGCCTTGTGCATCGCGTTCCAAGTTCTTGTATTCCTGATAATCGCTTTCGTTCATGCCACGCTTAACTGCCGTCTTGGGGATATCACCCGACATCTTGCTGATTACCTCACGTGTTTTCTCCGGAGCGGAAGAATCAAATGATACGACATCCGCAATCACCGGAGCACCCTTTTCTCCGACCAATGTTTCCCATTTCAAGCTTGACACTCGTTTAGGAGTGAAAAAATTCGGGAAGTACATTGGCTTTACATGGCGCGAGTTCAAACGTGCGCTCATGTTTTTCTTGTTCACTTGTTTAATTAAACTTCTTTCCATAAATCAATTATGATTTCTTGTTTACGAATCTGATTAACGGCATCAATGCTTTCAAACCCGCATCAACGGGGAAAGGCATATTGCCTTCGCTAATAGTTCCTCTTACCATCAAACCACAAGATTGGTTAGCTACTGTCAAGTCAACCTTTGACATTGTAATGGTAAGTTCGGAAGTGTCAACACCCAACACCGCTTTTCCTGCGGTAGCAGTCGCTTTTACCAACCAATACAGCCCCAACGGCAGCGGCGCCGACAGTAGCAGCCAGTGTAATAATATCATAGGCCGCGTTACTTTTATCGATTGCCGTAACTTTGTCCGCAGCGGCTTTAAGTCCACCGCCAACCGTCACGAAATCCCCCACAGCAAAAAGATGATTTTTAGCTACCTTGATAGTCTTTGCATCAGCCGCAACGGCTTCCGTAACAAGAGCGGTTTTAACGACATGCCAACCGCCGTTTTCGTCACGCCCTACAACACAGTACGGTGGCAGTTCATCCAATGGCATACCATCGAAGATTGCCGTTCTCAAATCAGCACGGGCAATAGTGCCACCGCCGACAACATCCTCAAGCATCTTAATGATGGCGGGATGATACTGAAATTCTTTTTCTTTTTTTAAAAACATAGCTACAATGGATTAATTATTAATCAATACCGAGACTGGCAACCCCGTTGGAATCCCCGGCACCTTCTTCTTTATTCATTATATCCAACCATTCCTTTTCTGTCCGGTCCTTTGGCTGTGATACGTATGGACGATAATTGCCTGCATCCACTTCATCAGATATTGCGCTTTGGCGAATTTCCTTATATTCTTCTTGAAGCTCCTTGATTTGGTCTTCTACAGATGTTTCGGAATTTACATCAATACGCTTAAACCATTTTTCGGGTAGCTTAGCTGCATCAAACAATGTCTTGGCAGATGCGTTTTTGCCGGAATCAGAAACGGTCTTTGTCAAGGTGGAAATATTATCCGTCAAGGCCTGGATTTGCTTTTGCTGGGCTTGAAGCATTTTTTTGAAAGCAGGTGAAAGATCATCCAAATCATCATCTACATCATCGTCGTCATCGTCAACGGCCGGTTTTTTTTTTTTTCCTTTTTTGCCCTTTCCATCTACAGGCTTGCCATCTTTCAAACCATGCTGCTTTTCATATTCAGCAATAGCAGCATCAGCAACAGTTTTCTTATTCTGTTCCGTTGTTTCCAAATCCGGAAGAATGTTATCCTTAAAAAGAGAGATATAGCTTTCCAGATTTTCCTCGCTCTCAATATTAAACAAGGCTTTTACCTTTGCAGCATATTTCTCCGGAATACCTGCTTTCTTCAAAGCTTTTTTAATTGCAACTAAAATTTCCATAGTCTTTTTGCTTTAAAATATATTGGAGCAGGATTTTTACCATAAAAAAAAGGCTACCCATAATCGGATAGCCCATATTCAAATAAACTTTAAATACTAATCTTCATCGTCTTCGTCATACCCACACATCGCGTCAGCTTCTGCCTGCCAGCGGTCAAACAAGAAATAGTATTTTTTGTATCCCTCTTCCTTTTCCTCCATGCTCAACTTTGCCCAACTTACGGAAGCCATCATGGCTTTGTTGTTCTCATCATATTCTCCAGCCTCGTATTCCCTGAGTATCTGCTCTGAGTGTTCTTTCCAAAATTGGCGAAGCTCATCTGTAACTTCAGGTACTTTCAACTCTTTGCTCATAGTTCTTTCAATTCAATGTAAATTTTACTTATATGTTCCGATACTGAAACAATTTCAAATCTTGTATCAGTTGCAAAGAGAACCTCGTATTGGTTCATATCTACAAATTTACCGTTAAATTCCGAGATACTCGATATATCTCTGCCTTTTTTACCATGAATAGTAAATATCACACTTACCTCATTTCTGTTTAAGGAACGATATTCAGCAAACCACCTCGCTATTTCTTCAGATTTGCTGCAAGATGTAAATATCTTATGCGTAACCTCTTTTTTGTCCTTATATAGAGCTTCATATTCTTTTCGCTTTATTATAGTACCACGATACGTAATGCCTTTATATGTGGATAATAAATTCATCCCTTCACGAATAAGCGTTGCGGCAGCACTATTAAACTCACTAAGGTTATCATTATACAACTGCTTATTTAACTGTCTATAGTTACCTCCGGCTTTAGTATAATGATGTATAGCAGCCAACCTTGTATTAGATATATCCGGATATTCCTTTGAAAGAAAATCAATAGCGCGTTGCATTGATACAGATGTACTTCTTGTACGAGTAAACTTCTTCTCTTCCAAAGTATAAATATTGGTTTTCAATTCTCCAAAGAACTGCCGGTTATCACGAATGAAGTAGGGTTCATTGCTCCATCCTTTAGCCCTTTCAAGATTCTTGTTTACCCAAGCTTTGGCTGATTGAGGTATGTCTTTCACAACAAGTTCTTCTGGTATCGCATCATTTACTAAATACTCGGCCAAATCTTCCGGTTCCATGACTATTGGAGTAGCATAACAAATGCAAAACGGATGAAACCCCGTGAATTTAAATGTTTTCGGATATTGGCCAACCATTGAATCACAAAGGGCGCACGGTCCCCGGTTACTATCGGACCGCCTTATCTCGATACCCAAAACAAAGTCTTGACCATTCCATCGTTCATAGTCCGCTGCGCGATAAGCCATATTGGTAGTTGTAGAAGACAATCGCAATGCATTCATGCTTGCACTACGGTACACGCCTTGTCCCGGATGATAATTCTTCATAGGTTGAGACAAAACCAATTTCCCATTTGCATCACGTACGCGCCTAAAACGTTTGTCTGGTTCTTTAAGAAGTTGGCGAACATCGCGACCTATCTGCCCGGCATTACGCCCTACCGATACTCCGGATGCAAGATAATACTCCAATTGCTCTTTTGCCAGTTCTGCAATATTCCACACACGGTCAGATAGTGTATTTCCTCTAATATCCATACCTTTTCTTAACTGCAACATAGCTTTAGCACTATGAGTAAACAACCCCTCTTTCACTGCCGTACTGATAGCCAATCCCTCAATATACCTTGAGATAAAATCATCATTCTTTAGTTCAGAACGTTTCCATGCGTCCATTTGGAATTGGGTAATATTGGCAAGTAGTTCAGATTGCAACTTTATCAACTCTCTATCGATGCGTTTTTCTACCGGTTGATTTCTCACCCATACGCTATCTTTTCCCTTATCTGCCCATTGCTGAAGATAAGGAGAAATAGCAGAGATAAAACGATTGAAGATAGCCATAACCTCATTTTGCTGCACCAGCATCTTTTGCAAGTGCTGGCTATCATAAAAGGAAAGCCCTTTACGTTTCATCATTCATCCGGATTAGCAGAAAATGTACTACCAAAAGGATTGCTGTTCTGAGCAACTTCTTTTTCTTCCTTCTTCATAGTTTCAATCTCTTGCTTGGCATTCTTTGTATAAGGAGACTCAGCAGTAATGGTTTCTTGGGAATTGATAGGTTTGTTCCCGTTTGCGATAGCCAGATTCTGCAAAGTTTCCGTAAGATTCTTGGGCAGGATTGAACCGAATTTTACCTCGAAATAATTTTCCTCTATCGCATCAGCATTCCTAATGTGAGAAATACGGGCCATACCGGCCTGCACAATTGCTACACAACGCTGTATCACTGGACCGAATATCTCCATCTGTTCCGTAGCCTTTATCTTGGCGTCAATAGTCATAAATTCACGGGCAACACCGGATAAATCACCAATGCCGATAAGGTTATCAAAAGAGAGGTCAGGACACGATGCACCGGAGAATATTTCATGCCGCTCGTTGGAAATTTCTTCTTTCTGTGAATCGATAGACTGCTGCCATGCCAGATAATCCGCATCGCCATGATAGGCTGTACCTGTATCCGGGTCCACTTCCATAGGGAAATTGAGTTCTTTGCCTACCGTATCCTTAGAAGGGAGGTTCGTTTGTCCGTATGTCTTCAGCATAGGGTCCCCGAAGTAATCGTTGGTATCCGACATCCGGGAAAGGCGCATTTCGTAGGCATCAATAAGGACCGCTACATCTTCCCATTCCGGCAAATCCACTTCGGCATAGACTACCGGTATCTTTCCAAACAAGTTTCTATCTTTCGTTATAATCCACCGCCCGTCATTGATACCGGTTATAATTTCATCGGCTGTGTAAATCTTCACACACTCGCAGGGTCTACCGTCGATAATGGTGTTATACTTATGGATAAAGCCGTCCATATCGTCATCATCGTCGAAATGCGGATAAAACTCATTCGTTATATTATCATCTTTCGGCGTTGACAGGATTTTGGCTTTCAGCTCCGCTTCTCTCTTGATTATCGGTTGCCCATTATCCATACCTACAACCTTGGTTCTGGTTATAGGATAAAAGATAATTGCCCCTTTCGTCTCTGATAATACGATACGGGCAAACTTCATAAACACAGATTTCATTTTAAGCCTACGGACAAAGATATTCTTAAAGTCTTCCAGACTTCCATCGTCCATATTATCAGCAGATACAACCATATCTCCACCAAATAAGAAAGCAGCAGCCGTACGAACTATTTTCTTAGGAATATTAGTCACTATCTTGGCGACGGGAACAATCTTATCTTCTAACCGTTTCGGTTTGCTTTCTCCCGTATTAGAGTCTATCTCAACTTCTGTTTCTGAATATATGGCAATCTTTTTAGGTTCACGGAAACCGACCGAAGTAGGGCGCCGTTTACGCTCCCCATTATATTCTTCCAAATACTCCCTTGGCTCTCTATCTTCGATTGTATCTACGCACAAATCACTGACAACTTTTGAAAAGTTCTCATTGCTTAAAATATCGGCTATTCCTGGCATATACTTTTTTCATAAAATATAATGAAGTATGTATTTTTATTATTAGATTTGGGGCGGCAATATTGCCACATTCAATATGATGAAATTATTAAAGAAGTTATAGTTATGAATGTTATTGGTATATTATTTGTTGTTGGTGTTCTTCTATATTATATTATTAAAGACCCTAATTATATAGAAGTTTTCTTTACTAAAGGTATTAATGGTATTGAAGAATACAATAAACAAAAACGTGAAGATAAAATTGCCGAAGAAGCTGCTAAGAAACGTAAAGAACTTATTGCTAAAGGTTATTCGGAAACCGAAGCAAGAATGATTGCTCTTGATTATAAAGAGTATCTTAGAAGAAACGGTCTTGGCGCAAGAAAGAATTTTAAATATTGACGATACAGCCAATATTGTCACAATCCTCCCTGTAGAGGATTAAGCATGAGCAAATAAAGCTCTGTCTTCCAATTAATATCAAACTGTATAAAATGGTATCAAGCAATCAGAAAGGCAAAACTTGCCACAAAAGAAGAGGGAGGCCCCTTTTCTTTATTTTTATGTTATCCGCGCCCCACCTTACGAGTGGTCTTTTTAAAGTTCAAGCCGATTGATTCTGCAAATTCAGCAAGAATCGTGCATCCGTCTGGTGCATCATCATGGGCATTATCACCCTCACGCTTATAATTTGTAAGAGCTTTCATAAAACGCCCATAGTCTGAACCTTTCGTATATTCCGTATCATCGAGGAATGCACAATGCTTTTTTATCCACCCTGCTTTCATTAGGATACGGGTTTCTTTATGCTGTGTAGTCGGGCGTGCCTGAATAAGACAAGACTTCCTTTTTGTAGTAACAAGCTTGCGCACATTAATAGCGAATATGCGGCCACCGTTATTAGATTCAATACGCAACTGGTCGCATTCGGTATCTATTACCATTTGTGCCAAGCGCGGCTCCGTAACCTCAACCGGGTCTTTGGTAAATAATACATCTGTGATAAAGTATTTCGGTCCGAATACCTTTGCGAATGGTGCACAGAAATCATCATCACCTTTATCCGCAGTATCACAAGCACCAATAGTGCCATCGGGTCTTTTACCTTCAATATCGGCGAGTTTAAAGCGCATAAGGGAGGACTTCGGAAATAGTAAACCTTTTGCTTCGAATGGCTCCTGCATATACTCGGCCATCCAAATACTTTCGTCTGTCTCCGAGCGCAATTCAAGGTAATATTCGGTCGTGTGTACATCTTCGCAGAAGGACCGTTCGTTTTCATCAAGAGCAGCAATACGAATAATCTCGTTATATTTGCCTGCTTCCTCCAGGCGCCCAAGCACGTCATTAGCCGACCAGCGAGTACCTATATCAATTAGACAGCAGTTTCCCTCAATACGAGAATCATGTGTTCCTTGCTTCCAAGACCATACTTTTTCGTTATTGTTATCCGATAAGGCATCCTCCAAGCTTTTGTACAAGTCATCTGTCATGGCGAGCATAGACGCACCGAAACCAATCACTGTACCGCCAACACCGCCACCGAAGTAGGAAACTTGTCGGGCACCTTCCACATTCCAACTCTTTACATTCTGTTTATCACCTTTTAAATTAATCTCAGGAAATATTTCTTTGTACCGCTTTGATTTGACTACATCGCGGGTATCATAAGATAATTTGTTATACAATGTATCAGAGCAGCAATTTCGCATAACAGATTCTTCCGGAAAATGCCCAAACATCCATGCAATGAATAAAGATGATATATAGGATTTGCCGGCACGCGGTGGCATACTGACGGCCAGTCGGTAGATATTTCCATTAGAATATGATTCATAGACACGCATAAAGGCCGATGCAACCTTCTTCAAGAATAAACGCTTAGCAAAAAACTTCGGATCATAGTATAAACAGAAAGCCCAGAAATCTTTCTGAGCTTCCCGCTTGCGAAGAATTGTTATCGCCTTCGCACGCATTATAAGAATTTCCCGGTTGCTTTTACTCTTGTTCGCCACGTATTATAGCCATTAACTGTTCATCGGTCATACTTTCAAGCTCATCACCCAAGTTGACATTAGTATCAACTTCCTTGCGGTCACGCCACTTCTCCGGTTGCCGGTTCTTTAACCAGAATATTGCAGCAGTCGTATCAGGTGGATAATGTTCAATGTATTCCTTTTGGTCTGTTATGTGGCCGTCCGACGTAGCAAACTTGGTTGCCTTACATGAATAGCCAATAGCACGATTGTACAAGCGAGAAGCGACATTTGCATCAGCTAAATTCTTTCCCTTTTTTAAGGACTCAAGAAATTCGGGATACTTCTTCTTCCAGCTATTTACGGTTTGTTCTGAAACAGAGAAGAATTCAGCAATTTCTTTGTCTGTCGCACCGAGCAGACAGAGTTTAAGAACTTGGTCAGAATACTCTTCTTTGTAATCCGATTTACGTCCTCTTTTCTTCTTTTCTGCTGAATTCTTCTTTTCTGTCATAACCAATAACTAACCAAAACTGACAAATTGAGACAACTCATCCTTTAATTCGGGCAAGCCTCCATTATCAAAATAGAAAGAAGAACGCATTTTTCCCTGTTTTTTTACCCCGCGCATGGTTTTACACAAATGTTCGCCCTCCAATACTATTCCTATGGACAGAGGTGGATATTCATCACCAAGCGCATTTCTTATCATATCAACAATATCTTGCGCCAATCTTTCTTGTATCTGTAAGCGGGCAGCGCAATAGTCCACTACACGGCCAACTTTAGAAATACCAAGAATCTTTCCTTTTGGATTGGGAATGTATGCAAACCAATATTTGCCAAAGAAAGGCATCATGTGATGCTCACACATGGAATAATAAGTTCCCGAGTCGGAGATAACACTACTAAAGGATAATCCATCTTTTCCATTTGGAAAAACCGTTATTTTTGGAGCTTGTGCCGGATCATATCCACGAAAGATCTCTTTCCACATTCGTATAATACGATCCGGAGTCCCGGCAAGTCCTTCACGATTGGGATTATCACCGATATAAGAAAGAATATCTCTTATCGCACATTCAATAGTTTGTGAGTTTGCAAGCTTAATTTCCATTTTGGGTGTTCTTTTATATAGTTTATAACTTCCTCCGTATTCTGGCAGGAACAAGGTTGCAGGTAATATACGGCTGCCGTTATCTCATCATAGACAGATAAGTCTTGACCTATATAGACTATTTTTATCTCATTAGGATTCAGTATTACTACTTTTTCACCTTGTTTGGGCGAACAAGTCACCCAATCGATATTGTTTGGTAGTGGATGAGTTCCGTTAGTTTCAATGCAGACGTACTTTCCAGCTCGGTGCAAGAGGTCTATAAATCCGCTATCAATCCAGAGAGAGGGTTCACCACCAGTCAATATTACAGTGGGGGCAGGGTACTTAGTGACTTCCGCTATTATTTCCTTATCAGACATCAATTTACCATCCTCATGCTGCGTATCGCAGAAAGAGCACTTCAAATTACACCCGGAGAAACGGATAAAGATAGCGGGAGTGCCAGTATAATACCCTTCGCCCTGCAAACTGTAGAATATCTCATTAATCTTTTTCATAGACAGCGGTATTTGATTCAGACTCTTTTACTTCCACCTTGAAGCAGGTTGGTATCTGGTCGCATATCCAGCGAGCAATGTTCTCGGCAGTAGGATTAAAGGGAAGAACTTTATTCAGGTTGCGGTGGTCCAGTTGTTCCTTTACTACTTGCTTGATGTGGCTAAAGTCCACCACCATTCCGTCGGCATTCAGTTCCTGGGAACGGCAATAGACAGTAATAATCCAGTTGTGGCCGTGCAAATTCTCACATTTACTGCGATAAGAAAGTTGCAGACTGTGAACTGCTGATACTTCAATACGTTTCTTTACGATATACATACAATTTATTTATAAATGGTTAATACTTTCATAATTTCTTCCTCCTCTTGCTTACGACCATAACAGCCGGATTCTATCAAAGGGAGAATTTCTCTCTTTATATAAGCCAAATTAGCATCTATAATAGCCTTAGAAAAAGGGTAGCCATTCAAGGCAAAAGCTATAAATTTGCGGAAACAAGGCTTGCACTTCCAACACTCCTTTCCATCTTCCGGAGAATAGCAACTAAACGATGAAGCAAAAGCATCTTCAATATCCCCTCCTTGTTCTTTATAAATCCGTACCAACTGCGCCTTGGTGTATTTCTTGAAATCAAGGTTTATCCTGATTTTCCTTTCTTCAGTCCAATGCTGCTTTTGATAGAGATAGTTTAGAAGCTGCTCATACATATCGGCAAAAATGGGAGACTTATCCAAAACTCTATCACCGGCTGTCGCACCAAGGCAGATTTCATTACCATAGTTCGTAGCAATGCCTATTAAGAACATGTTGCGCAAAGGGATTATCTTATCTTCACGTTCCCATGTAGAAAGGTCTAACTTCTCAACGATAACATCGCTGGGAAGCCGCTTTATTTCCTCTTGTGAATACTTTGTGCCCATATCCACATACAATTTCACATCAGGCTTCCAAATTTTATCTATAAGCCAGCTATCCATGCCTCCTGAGTATAGGAGGACTTTCTTCTCATAAGAACTCTTCTGCATACTTTTGAAATTTTATCCATTCATTAAAATTATGTCTATTCACTAAATCATGATGCTTGGCTCTCATCCCCTTTGGCGGATCGTAGCATTGCATCTGACCATTATCAAACTTATATATCTGACCATATCGAGCGCCAGATAACCATGTCGTGCTATCGACACTGTCAAACCTGAGATATGGAAGATACTTGGAACTTGTAAAGCCAAGCCCATGAATACGGGCACCGGCACTATGGGCTTGGTCTATAAACCATTTCAAGACCATAGGATTCTGCCTGATTCTTCTCCCCTCTTCCATTGCGGAAGTAGTACCAATAGCCACATAAGGATATTCTTCACACATACGCAGAAAATAATCCCTTTTTCTTGAAGCATGCCATACGGGAATAGGCTTACGCCCTATTCTATCTTCCAAGTAATGGCGGTAATATTCGACCTTTCGCAACCCGACAACAACATCAATATCAAGTTCAAAAAACTTTTGGATATTATTTTTGAGAATGAAATCAGCATACTTCCTTACATAACTATCCCAGTCAAATCCATTATTCTTTCCAGAAAAGGCAGAAAAAGCGCCACTATCAAGAATATGCTTTTCTTGGAGCACATAGTTGCCATATCTGCCGGATTTGTGTTCCCAAAAGGAACTAAGAAGATATATATCCGATGTATCCATGCACCATCTTCTGGCACATGGCTTATACCCAGCAAGATAAAGAATCATACCTCTATCTCTTTGTTACAATATGGACAAACCAATACTTTCTTTTTATGCTCTACCTTATCAGCACCTTCAAAGAAGCCCTCAATATCGGTAGGAATTTCATCAAATGGCAGGTCCATATTCCAATCATTGAGTTCTTCCAAGCAGAAATCTTCTACAATAGCGGCAAAATTGAATTGGGAGGAATCGGAAGCGCGATTGTCAGCCAATGCCAACAGCTTCCTCTTTTCATCTTTTGTTGATAGGTCGGTTCTCTTAATAGCGATTAATTCCGTACCGTCAGACTCGATAACACGCACTTTTAACCCAAGTTCCTGGGCTTGTTCATAGACACCATTTCCGGCAATGACAATATCGTTTTTATCCACAAGAATAGAACGTCCGGCCCCACACTCTGTAAGGCTCTTACGAATAAGACTTTTGTTTTCTTCTCCATGAATACGATAATTGCGGGGGTCTAACTTAATCTCACTTACTTTAGACATAGCAATTTCGTTTTTCGATTAAAATATAGACTCACCCGCAATTTCCTTTTGGACAGTCCATCTGCTTCCATTTTTTTACAAGTCCCGAGTTTTATTTTGGAGAATAATATACAAAAAAGGTTGTACCAAAATGTTGGCACAACCTCATGATGGCATAGAAAAATATCTTTAATTTTATGGGGTAACAGAGATGCTATCCATTGTCGTCGTGGCAGTACTACTCATTCCTTTCATTACTTTCTGCACGATACTATTTGTAGTTTTCTCAGAAGTACTTCCAAGGAAGAAGAACATCCCGGCAATTACGGAAAATATAAAAGCTGCAAATACACTTAATAAAACACTTTTTGTATTTGAAGGTAATACTTTTTTAATATTGTTTTGATAATCTCGAAGCATTTCCTTTTCATATTCCTGTATTTCTTCACCTGCTGCATTCATCACCATATCTGACAATAAGGTTTCCGCATCATTACGATATTTCTTCAATTGGCTTTCTGTTGTGGATGAAACGAAAAAAGATTCACATTCCTCATCATTAGGGTCACGTTTCTTTGTTTCCTTTATTTTAGTTATGAACTCTATCTTATGTCTTTTATAAATACCATAAGCGACAAGCCCCAATAAGTCGTCTTCAGCCTTAACTAGCTGTTCGTAAATAAAATTATACTTTCGTTCCATCTCACCCCAATACTTTTTTCAATGCAGATGAAGCCGCTGTTGTTATTCTATCTCTTGATATAACAATGTTTTTGGTTCCAAATGAAGTCTTACACTTCATGGATACATTAGATTCATCCATGCTAACTAACCTTGATTTCTTTTGTATTATACGGTTATTTGCCCGACTAATACTTTCACGAGATATTACTTTTGTCATAAATAGTTTATCATTTTTTTGAGTTACAAATATAATGCTTTTATATTGAAAATCATCTATTTTCTGTTTTTTTTGTATCTCCTGCAATTTCCTTTTAGTCCGGTTGGACGTTAATCAGTCTTTCTCTGAGCCTCCAACCGTTTCACAAGCACCTCATTTTCTTTCTGAAGGTTTTCAATCAGATGTTTCTGGTAAGCAATCATACCCTCAACACGTCCGGCTTTCAAGCCTTTCTCATAAGCCGCCTGCAATTGAGGATCGGCATATACATTCTGTCCCATATTATTTTTCCTCCTTCCGTATATTGTATTCACGCATCAAGTCAAGCTCTATCTTGGAAGTGGCTAGACATGATGTCTCACTAATGGCACTCTCCATATCGGCCATGAAATCCCTAAGCATGGAAGGGTAGTTTTTTGCCCCCTCGTTCGTAATACGGGTATAGGCTTCTGAAAAGTCCTTGCGTGCGGCATTCAAATGTTCAAGTACTGATTGTAATTGCGGGTCTATTGTAATTGGTTTCATAGTGAGTTCTCCTTTCTTCTGTTTTCCTGATATTTTCTTTGTTCTTCTCTTATTCTCTCTTTGAGATATTCCTTCCCTTTGGGAGTCCATACCATATACTCCCTTAATTCTTCATACGGGCCTATAGGCTCATACACTACTGTGTATGTATAACCAAGACCGACGAGCGACTCGTTCAACACCCAGCGTTGCTTGTTATGGTCATACTCTTGTATTTCCATGTATTCGAAAAAGTTATTCAGCAAACGTGGATCAACATCAAACTCTTTTGCAATCTGCTTTACCGTATAATACTTCCGCTGGCGGGGAGAGATACGCGGTTCTTCCACTATCACATTGGCAGGCGGCAACAGTAGCATATCTCGCTGTCTGTTCAGTTCTTCCTGCATACGGCTGATTTGTGCTGCCATTGTCTGGGTAGTCTCCACCAACTGTTTCAACATGGCAGTATCGGCGGACGAAGGAAGGTTCCGGGTATTCCGGATGGTTTGCTCCATCTTGTTGAAAGCGTCGATATAGTCCAGTTTGAATTGGAGTGCCTTTTGTCCGGTGAAGCCCATAGCCAAAAGGGTGAAACCGTCACGGTTCATGATGTACATGGGTTGTTCTTGCTGTTTCCCGTTTAGATAGGTCGTTTCAACAAACATGCTTTTCACGGCGCAATTTTGTGCCGTGAGATTACGAATTACTCGAATTATGCTTTTATGTTCTTTCCCGAATTTCTCAGCCACGATCATGCTATTAGTCAAAGGCTGTCCCTCTGAACCTTGAAATACAATGTCATTCATGGCAAATCTCCTTCCTCGCAGAAAAGATTAACACGATTGAAGAAACGAACCAGCCCATGCTGGCAAAGAGGGGAAACAGAATATCGGCGGAACCCGACACAATTAGAGCGATGAACGCTATACATACATTCACAAGCCGGAGAGCGAGACTTGTGGTTACACGATGCCCATTGGGTGTGGGCGCACCTTGGATTGAGATTGAATTTTCCATTCTACTGTAATGATGTATTTGGCATTTAGGCAGAAAAACGGCTGCCATTTCCCGTGTCGCCAAACACATCATTACAGTACGCCGGAGCGAGAGTAATAGAATCGGGAAAGACAGCCGTCTATATGTTTAAGTATGGGCATAAAAAAAGCCCTACTTATTCAGTGAGCATTAACCGCGCTCTGCGACATTAACTGATAATGATGTATTTGGCATCGGCAAAATTGCATTTTTTTTCCGAACTACCAAAGAAAAAACGCTTATTTTCGCCAAAAGAGAGGCAAATAAGAAATTTATGAACCCTTTTTATCTTCATCCTTTCTTTCTTTGATATCCGTATTAATAGTAAAAGAAGCGAAATTATAGATGCTTATCGCTATATCTTTCATTATCCATATTGAGAATAAGATAAAATATAGCGAGATGACTAAAAGAATGGCATTGACGATATTAGGCGGTATTATATGAAACGGTATATTCACAGTCCCTATACTATTCATTATTAGAAGATAAAAAACTCCTAAACAAATAATCTTTATTGCAGCAGCAAAAGATGAATTCAACCCATTCAGTAGCTTGTTTCCTTTTGCATTATGCTTCATTTTTTCACAGATTGGAGACCAATACATAGACATTAATATAGCATAAGCAGCCAAAAGGATTGACAACATTACAGGAACTACACTCAATCCAATTGTGATAACCTTAAACAGTTCAACAAGCATATCTTTCTCTCCCCAATAGCTAATAACAGTTATAGTAACTGCTGCCAGCAATGGGAAAATTGAATCTTTAATCAAATCATGATTAGTATATGATTTGAACACTGAATCCCATCCAAATATTGAGTGTTTCTTTTCCATTTTTATTCTGAACCTTTATATCTCGTAATAACTTCGTTATATATAGCCATATATATACTACCGATGCTACTAAATCCGACTTTTATCTTTTCAATGTAATTCTCGGTACGTATTCTATGATTTTTCCTTTTGGGTTTACTTCCTTTTTTCTTTCCAGGTATTAATTGGTAACCTGTTATTTCGGCAGAACCATTTCCCTTTTTAGTTACAAGGTTAATCAAGGAATCAACCATTCCTCCCTTGCTTAAATTTAGTTCTTCATTTTCGGCCGATGATATATCCATATTTATTAAAGCTATATTATCATCCTTTGCCAAATCATCAAAAGTTTCTTCAAAGCCTTCTGTATTATCTTTATTACTATAATTCAAAGTAAGTTTTACACGGTTAATATTAAGTTCTTTATATGCTTCTGTTATTTCGTCTTTTGATGTTACAAAATTAGAATGTATTTGTTCTGCCCCCAATATCTTTTCCGAAGCAGCATCAACATACTTCTTTATATTTTGAATTGTAATTTCGCTACCTGACATTAAACACAGTTTGTGTACCTCAGGAATAAAATAGAACGTTGCTTTCTTCGTATTGGCATATAAATCCTCGTCACTCTCTCTGCTTTCAATCATTTTGCTCCTTTGATTGAACCATGCATTAGATCTGATACCCATATAAGTAACAATCGTCCCTTCATACATGTTCAAAGTTGCTAGTTTTTCAAATCGTAACAATTCTATATAATGTTCTCCTTTTAAAGGTATTACATAATCAAAAAATACCATCTTTTCAAACAAATCCACATACGACTCTGGTACTTGATTGTGTAACAAAACTATGTTCAATAGTTGCATAGTTTTTGATTTCTGCTTTTCAGCGGCTTTAAACTCTCTAAATTTTGTTTTCATAGTTCTAAAATTCACATAGAGTGCGCCCACAGCCGTTATAAAGCTGAAATCGATTTTACGATTTACACTCTACGTGAATAGATTATAACATTATTGGGCATCACAAATATATGAATTTCCAATAAAGCTGAGCTATTTCTAATCTAAAATATGCTTTCTCCATGTATTTTCTTTCGAATCAGTTCCTGTACTTTGTTATAGATTTCATAAAGCTGCTTTAAAGATTCCTTTCCCGGCCAGTCCGAAAAATTTGCATCTTCAAAAAAACGATACTCAAAGACCCTTCGCGCCAAAGGGTTCAAATCCAAACCCTGCAATATATCGCGTACTTGATGAAAACGACTAAGAAGAAGTTCATTTTTATCAACAGGTTCCTCTTTTACATCCTCAATTTCCAACCGTGAATAGTCCACGTTCTGATCCACCGGCATTGGACGATATTTGCTCCGATAAGGTGAAGTTTCCGAAGTAGCATTGAGTCTTATCATCTTCAACACAAAGAAGTCCAACTCTGAATAACCGTTTTTCTTTGCAGAAAGAAGTTGCTGCAGTTTAACATCGTCCTTTTGCAGCAAAGAACAAAGCACTTCATTCAACACATCATTAGCCTCATCCGGAATACCGGCCAAGCCACAATGATAGACCGCATAGTCCAACCAGCGTTCATATCTCCGTCCTATATATTTTTCTACTAATGCACTTGCCATAAGCTATAAAGTTGTTATCTTTGTGTGTTCTAAGAAAGCTTTATAGCTTATGGCGGTCGGTAGTGGTGTACCGGCCGCTTTTTTATGCTTTACCTTTCTTCAATTCCTCAAGAAGAGCGTCCGCTGTTTGTATGCATATCCTGATATGTTCTTTTATGATGACTTCCCTCTTAATGTCATCAATACCCGTCCATTTCAGGAACAGTTCCTTTATGAGTTCATACCTGCGCTGTTCCCAATCAATAATTTTATCATCCTCCAGAATTTCAAGCAAACTGTTGTGAATGATAGGATTTGTAGAACCAACTATAGCATAAAAACGTGATTCTACATCAATTATTTCTCCAGTATCTTTTACTCTTGCTTTCATACTCTTGCTATTAGATAATTTAAATACCAATACAATCCAAAGTAAATCCCTGCACAAGCAATCGCAGTAACCACAATAGAAAATATCCAAAATCTATACTCTTTCATCTTCTTCCATTTGTAAGATGTCCCAATTTCCATTTCTTAAATTCATGCTCACGTTCCAATAACCGCTCACTGGTCCTATCATAAGGGTCTGATTTATATTTGGAAGCCTCGTTTATTGATTCTTCCTCGGCTGCATTACATCGTTCGGAAAAATACTTGCGAAACCACCCCAATATTATCTGCCCGTCCAACCGGTCATATAAGTTGCCGTAATAGCCGCTTTTGGCACGCTTAAAGAGCAAATTTATATCTGCTATAGTCAGGAACTTATAATCCTGCAAGATTATCATAGCAGTTTCAAAGGTTTGACTATCCGTCATCTTTTTGCCTACATTCACAAACTCACGCAGATTTACAATCCATCCCTCCAAATATGCCTGAAGGCAATCGTAACCGTATGCCTGCTCTACCTCCGATAGGGAAGGCGTGTTACTCATGAACACAGCCGGATAAGAATTAACCTCCCTGCATGCCACCTGTACCGCCGGAACCGAGAAGTCTCTCAAAAATGTTTCTTTTGTAATCGTCGCTAACATTCGAGTTTCCTCCGGCTGCCGCACCGCCACCAGTTGTCTTTCTGTATTTTCCATCTTCCATATCCTTTTTTGCCCATTTTCGGAATGTCAAGTTTGCGCTGACATATTTCTTCAACAGCTCTCGGTAATTGTGCATAGAGCGCAAAGTATTCTCGATTACCTCAATGGGGAAGTCTTGTTTTATCCGTTCAAACTGGGCTTCAGTAAACGGCTCCTTCAATTTGCCAACATTAGGAGCGTTCACATCAATCCAAGCCTTGAACTTTTTAAAATTCTCACTCTCGGGGGGTGGGGAGTCCTCGCGCGTGCGCGTAATACTCCCCTCCTCTCCTTTACTCTCCTTTCCTTTCCTATCCTTTCCAGCAGG